CCCGAAGGGGTCCGACTAACGGGCTTTCGCCCATGTGCGGAAGGTAATTCAACTCAGTTGAAAGTCAAATACCGCTTCCCGCCCTTTTGGGGTCAGGTTGCGTGGCTTACAAGGAGGTGTTAAATGAAACTGATTGGAATATTAATTCTGTCAGTTGTGAATATCGGTTGTGGCTCTGCCACACTCGACGACACTCGCTGGAGTACATATCCTTGTATAAGAACTCTTGATTATACGGAGGCGCCCTATAGGGGTTTCGCCGTTTCTCAACTGTTCTCAATGCAAGGGTTAGTATAGCCCCGTGAGGGGCTATTCCTTCGATCTTTTAACTGAACTATCTAACCGCGAGAAAACTACTATGTCATACAAGGTCTACGATACGACTCGAGTAATCGGCGTCGGCACTTACCCTTACGCTCCCCCCAAGCAGTACGTATATCATTATCAGAATGGCGTGAACACGCCCTACTCTCTTTTAAAGGAGGGTAGACTTCGTGAGAACATATACACTGCACAAGGTAGGATCGAAACGGAAGCGCAAACGCTTGTCTGGATGTATGATAATCCAGCTCGGGCTTACGAACGTAGTTCCTCGTATTACAGAACTGGTCTCTCCATACCTGAACCTGCTTATCCTCTCCGCATCGACGTTGTTCCAAAACTTTTGGAAAAATGGCGAAATTCCGATTTCAACGTTGGTGTTACCGTCCTTGAAGGTCGCGAGTCAGCACGTATGGTAGCTAATCGTTTGATTAGTCTAGCAAATGCTGCTCGAGATCTTAAGAAACGTAACCTCAGCGGAGCAATCGGCCACCTTATGGGACCAGTACCACGGTCTTCAAAAAGGCGGGCGGGAAGGAAACTCACTAGCTATGACATCTCTGGTGCATGGTTAGAACTTCAGTATGGCTGGCTGCCCATGGTAAAGGATATTTACTCACTTTCTGAGGCACTCAAGGTACAAGGTCGAAAAAACCGAATATCTGCGTACTCTAAAAATGAGATCCTTACCGGTACTGTCAATGTGGGAAAAGTTGACGTTCATCAGAACGAAAAACGTTTGCACATGATAGTGGATTGTGATCATACTCCCTCCATGGCTGAGCGTTTCGGTTTAACCGATCCGCTTACCATTGCGTGGGAGCTTGTTCCCTTCTCTTTCGTCGTCGATTGGTTTTTACCAATCGGCGATACCCTCGAGGCTTTACACGCGGTGCGGGCTTTGCCGGCAACGCAGTGTATTGAAACGAAGGTTTGGAAGCAGAAGTACGATCACACGGTTGCCGTCGGTACATACGCTAATAATCATAGGGTAATCCGTTGGGATTCACCTCATGAGGAAGAGTATTGGTACCACAATCGCGTTGTTGGCTTGAATTACTTGTCAACATGGTCGATTGTTTCTCAGATACCTCGTTCCATTAAACCAAAATGGGACTGGGATATCAAGAGAGTGGCAAACGCAGCAGCATTGCTTCATCAGCGTTTTAAGCTGTTTTAGCAATAGACCGAGTAGTAACAATTACTATTAGCAATTCCGCTAATAGTCACCAGTCCTTAAATTGGACACTTAGGAGAGGAAAATGGCCGCAATTGCTTCCATTAGTATTAACGACGCAGTGCCAGCAGCACATGTCTTTTCGCCAATCACTACGAATCCAGCGTCATATCGTAAAAACGATGTAACGTCAGTTCCCGTAATCGGTGAAGAGTCAATTAGCCTGTCACTTAAAGCTGGTAATTCAACCAGTGAGTCTGTTAACCGCGTAAAGATTGCTTTACGCATTCCAGTCCTCGAAGTACCGGAGGGTGGAACCCCTTCTGGATATGTTGCTTCACCAAAGGTCGCCTATTCGCTTCAAGCGAACATTGACTTGATCCTGCCAAACCGCAGTACTGCGGCTCAGCGGACCACGTTACGCACGCTGCTTAGCAATCTGTTACAGAATGCTCAAGTAGTTGCGCTAGTCGACAAGATGGAACAACCCTACTAAACTAACCATTTCGGTCAGTTCCTGGGGAAGTTCCGTAGTAGCGAGGTAGGATACTCACTACTGAATTACTTTGGAGAGCAAAAAATGTCATGTGTAATGCATTTTGATAGTACTTTCTCTTTCGAGAAGTCTATCCATATACTAGGAGAGGTTATCACCGGCCTCCGTTGTGCCAACGCAGATGTGTTGAAAGCGATCGATCGGAAAGATTGGGAGTATTTAGTCAACATTGAAGTTGACTTTTTATCCGAATCTTCTCCCGACTGCTTAAAGGCTAGGCGTCAGATTCAAGCGTTCTTTTCCAAGAACGCCAGTCTGCCGTTAGGTCGAGACACAGCTGCTGAAGCCCTCGCGAAGTTCAAAGCCTCAGAAGAAATGTGTAAGCGTACCAACGCTCGCTTTTATAACCGTTCTTTACCCTTTTCACAAGGGGGTTTAGACGCGGGCCTGATTTTTCAGGTTCAGCGTAAAATCGCGGCTATATTAGGTCCCTTTCCAGGGATACACAATTTCGACTATGGTTTTGGTCCAGGTGCAAATGTGGGACTGAGTAGATTTACATCTGTACGCCGTAAACTATCGGCGCGTCCTACGTTAACACCGGGTGCTTACAGACACGTAAGGTGTCTTCAAGCAAGCTTACCGTTTTGGGATCTCAGAAACTTTGAGGTCGTCCAATATGGTAAGTACGCCACGGTGCCAAAGAACGCGAAAACAGATAGGAGTATTCTTGTTGAACCGATTGTAAATGCCTACCTCCAAAAGGGTGTAGGTTCATACATTCGCGACCGCTTGTTGCGCGTCGGAGTCGATCTTACCGATCAGACTGTGAATCAAGAGTACGCCCGTCGTGGCTCGATTGACGGTAGCATTGCTACTTTAGATCTTGCCGCAGCGTCAGATACAATCTCTCGCGAGGTTGTGGCTGAACTCTTACCATTAGAATGGTGGATCTATCTCAATGATATCCGGAGCCAGTATGTGAGGTTTCCCGATGGTACTGTCAAGTACCTCGAGAAATTCTCTAGCATGGGCAACGGGTTTACCTTTGAGTTAGAATCACTAATCTTTTACGCGATTTGTAAAGTTTTGGATCAGCACCCAAAACTTAACAATGTCTCTGTCTACGGTGACGACTTAATAGTCAACACCGCCGATGTAGACCTCACTGTAGCAGGCCTTCGTGAATTCGGTTTTTCGGTTAATTCCGAAAAGTCCTTTTCTGAAGGCTGCTTCCGCGAGTCGTGTGGTAAGGATTTCTTTGCTGGTTGCAATGTAAGACCATGCTACGTGAAGACTTTACTTTCCGTCAAGGAATTGTTTCGTCTTCACAACTTCTTCTTTAGGGAAGGAGAGTATGATCAATGCACGGTTCTAAAGAGGCACATCCCGACAAGGTATCTCATATATGGTCCGGACGGCTTCGGAGATGGTCACCTATTAGGAGACCATCCTTTCCGACGTTCGAAACAAATGAGGCAATCCTCGTCTGGTTTGTACCACTTCAGAACTTACTCAAGTAAACCCATCGTACGGCGTGAGCCGCTCGACGGGGATTATGCAGCTTTCTTGTACAAATGTACAGAAGGCGCATCATCCGATATACCTGCTTCCGTCTCAATGTATTATGAGAGGGGATCAAGTAAATATCGACTGACAAGAGTATGCAACTGGGTTTAACGGAATGTCTTTTCGGACACGGTGAAAACCGTTTTTCCGTACCCAG